TGATGACCTTACGCAGACCCCCGGTTTTTTTCTCAAGACAGTTCCCTTGGATGATGATGCCTTAGCTAAAATCCTTAATTTTGGCTTCATTAATAGATATACGACTCTGAAGTACATCATGAAGCAGGCCACTATAGAGCCGTATCACAATAATCGTAAGAAGATATTTCGCATATCTTTACCATATTCCGCATCTGATCATTACAAGGACCACTTATTCACTTTCTTAAAACAGCTCGGGATTTTACCTGTTTCGAAAGACGATAATCGTATTTTTATTGAAGATCCTGAATCACTCATCCTCTGCTTTCAAGTTTTAGATGAGGCAGAACACTTCTATTATTCCTCGCTCAGAGATTACGTCGTTAACTACTACTTTAGAATTGGGTATAAAATACACGAGTCTTCGCTATTTCGAGTCTTCAAGGAATATCCACAACTGAAGCGTCACATAAAGAACTCGCTTTTTGCCCATTATCGTAACAACGGAATCCATCTTGGCACACTTATCCAGCTTTTCATGAAATCTGGCCTTCAGTATAAGGACTATTACAAGGTCATTCCTAATTTAACTTCTTCTCCGATAAAATCTGTAAAACGTCTCCCAAGATCTGCGGAGAAGTTTTTCGATATGGAAACGGAGACTACTTTTAACGTAATCAACGGCTTTGTTACCCATAACTCTGGGAAGACTGAAGCCATTTCAGTTGTCTGTGACGCTTGTATGGTCCTATTCCCTTATATGGCTGCTGCGTATCCTGATGATGTTCGGCTGAAGAAGTTTAAACATGGCCTCTGGATTGGTATTTTCGCCCCTTCTCTTGACCAGTCTAAAACTACCTTTGACCGTATGAGAAGTCGATTGTCGTCTAATAACGGCAACCTCATACTAAAAGAGTTTGGCATTAAGTTTGAGACTAACAGAGGTGATACCATTCAGTTGTCTAACGGCTCCTTCACTCGGTGTATGACAGCTAGTGAAACGTCTCATATTGAATCTAAAACATTCCACATGGCCGTTTGTGAAGAATCTCAAGATATCTCCCCGTTTAAACTGAAGAAATCCATTCAGCCTATGCTTTCTTCGACTGCAGGAACGCTTGTTATGATCGGTACGGCAAATACTACCCGAAACCATCTGTTAGACATGACAGAGTACAATAAAAAGCGTATGCGCGAGCCGGGGGCGCGGCAGAATCATTTCGAGGTAGATTATATTGAAGCTTGCCGCCATAACCCTAAATACGCCAAGCACATTGATAAAGAGATAGATCGGTTGGGCGGTGTCGATTCTGACGAGTTTAAGATGTCCTACCGTAACATATTCTGTCTCGAAAGAGGTATGGCATTTGAACCGAAACAGCTTGAGCTTTATCATGAGACTGAAAATCCCATAGGCTGCTTTCAGGATTATGAAACTGTTCAATACTATCACGGTAAGAATACGGTTTGTGTTGGGATCGACGTCGGTAAGTCTCAAGATAGTACTGTTTTAACTGCCATCGAAGTTGATTTTGAAAATCCTATTGAGACACATTCGTATATTGCTTATAACAAAAGACTTATTGGCTGGATGGAACTAATTGGCGATGATTTTAACGCCCAGTTCTTTCAGATCTACGACTTTTTAGAAAGAATGCAGGCGCAGATAGTCTATATGGATACCACCGGTAAAGGGGACGTCCTTTATGACCGTGTAGCTGCTGCTATGCCTGGAATAGATATTTTGCCCTACGTCTTCTCTCGTCCGTCTAAATCTAAGCTGTACAAAGCCCTTCTACATGATTTTGCCTCTAGACGTATTACGTTACCCGGAGGAAAGAACACAAAACTCACTAAAGAGTACAATAAGTTCTACCAGCAAATGTCAGAGCTTGAAAAAGAGTACCACGGAGAGTTTCTTGACTGCCATAAGCCTGTCAAAAAAGGTAGAGGGGACTTGCCCCATGACGACTATTGTGTGCTTGCTGGAACATTGATTATGGTCATGGATGCGATTACGAGAACTGTAACTCTAAAACGAATCGAGGACGTAAAAATCGGTGACTTGGTTGTATCTCACAAGTCGAGATGGAAGCCAGTTATAAAGACTTACACTAGGACCACATCTGAAGACCTAGTTTGTTTGGATATTTTTGGAATGGGTGTCCTAAAAGTTACTGCCAACCACCCTATCTGCGTTGGCACTGATATTTTTATACCTGCAGGAGAACTGAAAGCTGGAGATGCGATCTCTTATCATTTCCCAACCGATAAAGGCGAGGATCAGAAGTTTTTATCCTTCGCCGCTGAAGATTATATCAAGTTATTGGGATATTTTATGGCTTGTGGAACGGCCTCTTCAGTTAATAATGTCACTACGTTTCGTCTATTTGATTGCCCGAATGTTTCTAAGATCGAGGAATCCCTGGTATCTGCTATAAAAGAGTTCACCAAGTCTCCTGCAGTAGTTACAAAGGGCTCTAAAGGACAAATAATAGTCTCCTCTACCCAGAAAGCATATAAAGAGCTTGTAATGAAGTCGTATAACAACGTAATGGACAGAAAACATAGAACTGTACCTGAAGAAGTCATCTTTGGTGGTGTTGAGGCCGCTAAAGCCTTCCTAACTGGTCTTTTCCAAGCTGGCGCTGTTAGTTCTGCTTCAGCTATTAAGCTCAACGTAGAGAACAAAATAACGGCCTATCAGGTTAGAGATTTATTGTTTAAGATCGGTATAGTGTCTTTTGTAGAGGCTCCCCTATATAGGGCAAAGAAAGTTAAATCTGATGTGGATATGAAAAGTATCTCTAAAGATGACTTTTATGTTGTCAGTATTGTAGACCAGCAGTTTCTTCAGAAAGCTGTCGATTTGCTCGATATACCCACGCGCAGAAAATATAATAATGTGTTCACAGATGACGATTTAACTCATAAACTGTACGATGACCATTGCGATTTTGTCATTAAATCAGTTTTAAGAGTGGCTGAACCTGCGGCAAAAGTTTATAATTTAGAGGTAGAAGACGATCATTCATATACTTTGACAAAATCTACAGTCCATAATTGCGATAGCATTGCTTTGGCCTGTTGGAGTGCCCGCCAAGAGTCCGTATACAACGTCCAAGAAGTTGATTCTCCATTTGTTGAATACGGGAAAAACTCTTTTCTAAACCGCTAGTTTTGTAATTTAGAGGCTCCCTGTATTAGAATTAAATAAGGCGGTTTTTATGTCTATCGAAGAAAATGCTCAGCAATATAGAGCTTATGTAAAATTACTTAATAAACAGGTTACGGTGTCTATAGGTGGAAAAGAATCGGTTGTTTTTCCTGTGTCTAAGAATATTCCTTCTGACGTTCTTAGTATCGTTTCTTGTAACTTCTCACTTTATGGACCCGCGGGGAATCTCATCACTACAGGTGCCGGAAGCATTTTGGGAACGATGATTGCTTGTTTTCAAGTTGATGCTACTGCTCTTTCCCCTGGCCTGCACAAGCTTGTCGGAACCATAACCCTTTCTAACACTGATGTCTTAAAAGATTCCATATGCGTTGAGGTAAAAAATGCTTAATAACATTCAATTAGGAGATACGATACCTTTCTTCGCTATGGCAAAGCCTTCAGCGGTAGATAATTTCACGGCTGAAGATAACAGAAGAATCTCCCAATACCTTCTGTTTTGGAATTTCTATTTGGGAAACCACTGGAAAGAAGAACGGCCCGATAACGAGCCCCAAGTTACTGCCAATTTCTGCGAGTCTTTTGTTAATAAATCAACTTCGTTTCTTATGTCAAAGGGCTGGTATATCGTTGATAAGAACGATGAGTATTCCCGCCAGAATATTGATTACCTAGATAAGATTTGGAAGTACAACAATAAAGATCTCATTAGCTATGAGATCGCGCAGATGGGTTCTATCTGTGGTGATGTATATATCCTAGTAGTTCCTGACCAAGGAGGGGATCTTAAAATTTTGATGATTCCCCCCATGTTTGTATCGCCTAAATTTCACCCTGCCAATAAAGATCTGCTATTATCTGCAATAATTCAGTACCCAACACGTTCCGTTAACGATCAAACCGGTATTAATTCTTTTATTACTATGGAAATTGATTCTAAGAAGGTCGTGCAATACTTAGACGATAAACATATTTCTACTTACAATCACGATCTTAATGAAATGCCCCTTATTTTCATTAAAAACAGGCCCCTTTCAGGCTCAGCTTTTGGCGTTTCCGATTTAAAATCTATAGTATCTTTAAACAAACTTTATAATGAGAAATTGACTGATATTTCCGATATTATCAATTACCACGCCGCTCCTGTTACTATCGCTTATGGCGTTAAGATTAAACAGCTACAAAGAGGGGCGCGTAAAATGTGGATGGGTTTACCACCCCCAGATGAAGCTCGAATTGAAAATCTTCAATTAGACTCTGATCTGGCCGCTGCAGATAATCATTTGAAGAATATTCAACAACTTATTCACCAACTGGGTTCTATACCTGAAGTAGCCTTGGGAAAGAATGTTAACATTTCTAATACGTCTGGGTTGGCTATTCAATTACTATTTCAGCCCATCATCGATCTTAATTCCGTTAAGCAGTTAACTTACGGAACAGGTATTAAATCTGTTAACAGACTTCTGCTCAAATATGGAATTAAAAACGGTGAGATATCTTACCCCAATAACGAAAAAGAGCTTAAGGAATTTTTCTGTACTGAGATTGGCTGGAGAGATCCGCTGCCCAGAGACGAAATGATTCGTCTTAACATGTTGCTCAACAGACTTAAAAATGGTGCCATTAAGGTTTCTGAGTTCCATTCGCAACTTGGCGATTCGAATCCCGCTAAGACTATTGAGGAAATTATGGAAGAGATCGAACATGGGTATAATATTCCTATTGCTCTTTCTACTGGTCACCTGGCTCAAATGCTTGGCGTGACTACTGGTACTGCCCCTTCAGATCTAGATGAAGGTGATGAAGCTGGTACTAAGGAAGTTTCCAATATAGGTGGCATTATGCGTGATGGGGATACGTTATCTCAGGTTGAAGATGAGGATTCTTCTGCTGAAGAAAATGGCGAAATGGAATAAATTTTTCATTTTTATTTGATAGCTTTGTATAATTTTGTTATGCTAAGTTTATGTGATACTTTGCATTTTAAGGAGAATCAAAATGAAACTGACAAGAGAAATGCTTGTTTCGAAATGTAGTCACGGTTCACTACAGGCTCAAGATAAGCGCACTGAAATTATGATGGGTGATCGTGTTCAACCTCAACCCGTCGGTAACGAGCGCGGTTCTGATGCTGGACAAATGAATCCTCCTATCAGTACAATGGTTTCTAATCCAACCATTAAACGGTATATGTAGGAGCATTAATTTAGATGAGTGAAGACATTATCACGTCCGTTTCTTCCACCAATTCCGCTAAAGATTTTTCTGTACAGGACACCTTAAAGTTTTTTCGTTCGTTGACAGATGAAGATAAACAATATTTTGTTGATCACATGGGTCAAGGGGTTCTGGATAGAGTTATTAAAGCTGCCCGTCAGGAAGAAAAAAATAAACTCTATCCAGATCTCGAAAAAAAGACCAGCACGATTAATACACTTCAGCAGGAGTTAGATCAGGTAAAAAGCATGTTACAACAAAATAGCCAAAGTGCCCTTAGCGTAGAAGAGCAGATTAAACAAAAGGAATCTGAGCTTCTTAAAATGCTGGAGGACAAACAAAAAGAATTTGATTCTCGGGCAAGTCAATTTGAACAGAAAGTTCGCGATGCAGAACTTCGTGCCCATAGAGCTGAAGTGCTGAAAGAGCATAATGTTCCTAAACATCTTGAAAAATATGTCATGGGTGACTCCGAGGAAGCTTTACAAGAAGCTGCCAAAAATGCAGTACTCACATATAATGAAATGAAAGCTGCTTTACTTGAAGAGTTTAAAAAAGACGCTCCTCCCGTACAGCAGACTATTTTAGAAGAGCCTTCACAGGCCGAAAAACAACCTCAACAACAGCAGCAGGTTAACCCGCTGCCTGAGCAGCGGTTAGACAGTACTTTTGTGCTGCCTTCCCCTGATGTTAATAACAGTCAAGCAAACAACCACGTTTTTACCGCCGAAGAAATTCAAAGAATGTCTCCTAGTGATTACGCAAGAAATAGAGAATTAATTCAATCCCAAATGAGAGATCGTTTGGCACAAACAAAACTATAAAGTGTAAAAATTAAGGAGATATTCAAATGTCTACAGGTATACGCGGTGCCGTTGCCGGTAATGTTACGGCGGTTCTGTCCCAAGTTGATTTAACGGCTTTTTCGAAAGAAGTTCTGTGGAATGCAGAGCCTTTAACCTATATGAAACAGTTCGCTGTTCCTCGTACTGAGTTAAATGCTCAGCCCGGAGCAAAAATCCAATTCTTGAAATACAACCAAATGCGGTTTGGGGTTCCTTTGACTGAACAAGTCGATTTGACCGCTACCGACATCTCGGCTGCCACTTCAGAAATCACGGTTAAAGAGTGGGGTAACGCTGTCGGTGTTACTGAAACTCTGTTACACCAATCCCCTTACGATGTTTTGGGCGCTGTTTCCAAAATGTTGGCTGATGATTATGCTCGGTTGATTGACTTGGCGTTTATTCATTCGATGCTGTACAGCCCCTTGAACGTGTGGGCCCCCGCAGGAACCCAGTTGTTCTCTGGTGCTGCCACTTCAGTTGCTACGTTGACTGCTGGCGATACTTTCTCGGCTGCTGATCTGCGTAATGTCCAAGAATCGAAACGTACTCGTAAAGTCCCCAAAATCATGACTCGTAGTCCTTTGGGTAACACCGTTGACGCTTCTTACGTTGGTGTTGTTCATCCTCACGTTGAACGCTCTATCATGGAAGATGCTGACTGGAAAAATGCTTCGCTGTATGCTGGTTCTACTCAGATCTTCAACGGTGAAAGCGGTAAGTACCACGATATTCGTGTTGCTTCTACTACCATGATGGTTAAGATCAAAGCTGCAACCGGTAATATCGAAATTGACGGTATTAATATGTCCGTTGCTGGTGGTGTGGTTCCTGCTCAGATCGCTGCCATGTTTACTCCCCACCCTACTCCTCATGCTACTGAAGATATTTATGTGTCTTTCTTCCTCGGCGACTATACGTCTGCTTGGGTCGAAACCATGGGTGTCCAGTTGCGTGACAATGGCGTCCAAAATTTTGGCCGTCGTCATGAGTTGGCCTGGTTGTCGTACTTCGGTGCCGGTTTGATTAACCCTAGCCGTTTAACTGTCTACTACAGCGCATAAACTACTTAATGAGGGGTCCCTTAATTGGGGCCCCCTTTATATATACTAACGAGGAAAAATCATGGCTAAAAAAGTTGAAAAAGAAATTGAGCCTTTAGAGGCTGAAGCTTTAGAAAATGCTCCCCCCGTTATCGAGGAGCCGGCTAAAGAAGAGAAAAAACCTGAACCCGTAGTTGCCAAAAAACAAGAGCCTGCTGCTGTTCCTATGAAATCTATTCGTGCTTTGATGGCAGATACTTACCAGTACAACAAAAGTACCTATGCTTTTGCCGTTGGTCAAGTGTTCAATGTTGAACAACCTTTAGCAGATTCTTTAGTTGCTCGTGGCGAAGCTTTGCCCGTCTAATTAAATTTATGCTCACTCTGGATTTTTTCAAGAACGAGATTCAAGCTCTGGGCCTTCCTTCCTTAACGGATTCTGAGTTGGCCCAGATTATTAGAGCTTGTTCTAAATTATATACAGAGACAGATGCTACGTTTGAAACTATTGACCCACTTAAAAGGGAATTCAAATTAAGTCATCAATACTTAGTTGATAACAGTATTACCGTATTTAGGTCTACTACTGAAGATACCCAATTTGATAATACTAACATCCTAAGTATTAGTACATATAACCAAGGAACTCCACCCACTCCTCCGACATACGGCGTCTACACGGATAACGCTTCAGGATACATTTATCTTTTGGCAGAATACTTAACAGATGCAGAAGATGATCACGTTGCGTTACGGTATGCTTATACGGATTATGATTTAGTAGTTGAGAAGCTCGTCTTCAGATCTTCTATCTTTGACAGAATTACTGAAGAGCAACGCGGTAATGTCACCATTAAAAAGAAGACGTTTGCCGAAACACTAATTGCTTACAAGAAGTCTATGGATAACATCGATGATGGGTACGAAGTAGGGGAGATCAACTTTACTAGACTGTCCCACGGGTTAGTTTATGGCGCAGATCCCGATACTGGTGAAGTGCTGCCCTAATGGTATAATAGATAGTGTGACTAATTTTTTTACCTCCAGAGGGTCTAGCGATTCTCTGGATTTCTATTTTTAGCCTCTTTCCTGCTAGAATAATTTAAGAGGTATCGTTTAATGGCCGTAAATCCCTTTGTTCGCTGGAGAGAGTTTAGCTACATTTTAGAAAACACTGAAGAAAACTTCACTTATGAGGTTTACAGACCTTCTTCTCGCTATGACGATACTGGAGCTGTTTTTGAAGTCCTCACGAATGTCTCTTTTGGGCAAGACGCGATGTGGATTTACCCTCAAGAAGATCTCAAACACACTGTTTCAGGATCGATTTATACTGTTGAGGTCATTTTCTTATTCAAGCCTGATGTCGATGTTAGAACTTTAGATTTTGTGCTTAGAACAGGAAGGGAATCAAAGTTATACCGTGTTTTGGGCATCAACGACTTTAAATCCCATCTAGAAGTTATGTGCTATTCTCCACAACAACAACAAAGCGTTTATGAGAAGGCAATATCAAACGCTTTTCTATCAACGGCTAATGTAATTTAATGACTAGAAAAGTCCAAACTACTTATTATAGCTTTTTTGCCCCAAGCGGTTCTGGTGCCGGCTCTGCTCAATTCAAATTTAAGTTTCCCAACAGTGAACTGGCCGCGATTGATACCGCACAAATATTAAAAGACAGGCTAATGACTAAAAAGCTAGCAGGCAAACTAAGAGGAAACGCTAAGCAGGCTCTACAATTAGCACTAAATAAGCTAGATGAGCGTTATGCCGATGAAAAACATACCTTGCTCTTCTCTACTTACAATACTTTTGGGCAAGCTGTTACCCAGGCTATGCGTAAGGGTGGTGAAGATTTCTCAGTAATTAATCGCGGAGATTGGCTTGCTTTTAACTTTAATAATCAGCCTGCTGGTAGAAGAAGGTTTAATAGTAGAACCGGAAGACTGGCTTCGGCTACTAAGTTCTCTGTTTCTGCGTCTAGAACTAATGATCTGGAATTAAAAGTTGTATTTGGCCCTGTAACTTCCTCTGGAATACCTAGTTTAGCTTCCCATACAGGCAGAGATTCAATGGGCTCTCCTGAAGCCTTTAGGGAGCTGGAGAGTTACGCAGATATAGGTAAATCTACAGGCGCTACAAATGTTGTCGGAGCTATTGAAACTGGCGATAAGCTTATAGCTGCTGCCCCTATTAACCCTATATTTGTGGGTCTTGGGGGCCAGACGCTAACTTCTGGATTTCGACCGTTTGAAGGCGCAATAACTGCCGGTTATGAACCAATTCTTAGGTTTATCAGATCTAGGCTAACCAGCTTAGCCCGTGAATTTAGTGATCTCTATAAAGCCCTTCAGGCAAAGTTTTCTGTTGGCGACTTATCTAGCCAACAAGATTCAGTATCTCCTTTTGTGGAAGGAGACGATAAGCGCGTCTTGGCCGCTCGCGAAAATCTTACATCGTTTTATTCTGATATGGATAGACTAGACCAAATGTTAGCTGCTCTTGACAAGGAGTATTCTTCTCTGGATAAGGAAATTGAAAGAAGAGCTAAACAGCAAAAAAGGCCGTCTTCTAAAGCAAACGATAAAAAGAAAATTTTAAACAGTTCAGAATTTGTTGCTGCTTTTGAAAAATTACAAGATACTTCCAAGCTGGAAGGTTTCTATAAAGAACTGAGGGACATGATCCGCTCTTCAAACGTAGCTTTGGCCGATAAACAGAAGATTCGACCTTCTTCTGGCAAGGCTCCAGGCCGTAAAAAAGGCTTACGCCCATTAAAAGGTAAGAAAAATGTAGAATCCGTAGCGGTAAATAAAGAAAAAGCTACTGTTGAGGCGTCCCTAAAAAGTGCGTCAGTACAAAATAAGATCGTTGTATCGTATGTTCGTAGTTTGGACTCCCATATGGGTAAAGTATCTAAAAAACTGAAAACACTCCGCCCAACATCTACCCATTCTACTGTTAATTTGGGGTTAGAAACTATAGAAGCTGAGATGGATAGTTTTCTGGTTTCTTTGTATAGGATGGAGCCCAGTGTTTTTTCTAATCGTGAAGTAAATAATAAGTTTAATACTGTGCGCGGCAATTTGGTAGATGAGGTCAATGCTTACAGAGCTTCTTTACGTGAAGCGAGAACTATTTTAAATGGGGGTGCCACTGACGTTTCTTCAACAAGTGTTGTCAGTAGTTTTAAAGACGATTTAGTTGACGAAATTGCAAGCAGAAGAAAGATGATCAAACTTTTTAGGGCTTCACTATCCAGAAATAAGGTTACTTTTGATGCCTTCTTGTCTATCGGTTTGGCTAAACAAACCCGAGCAGATATTCGCCATGTGGCTAGAACTGTCAGAAGCGCAAAGCGGGACGCCGTTGGTTTCCTCGGTGATTTGCGTAAAAGGAGTAGTAATTATAGAGAACCTTTTGTAGATACTGGTTTTGAGGATGTGTTCTCAAAATTTATGCAACTTAATAATCTGTCTGCCAACCGCATGACAGATATTTCGCGGGCGCTGGAAAGAAACACCTCTCTTAATGACGTAGATCCTTTAACTACTTCTGCTGTGGATTCAGTTGATTCATCACGTATTGGAAAACGCACAAGAAAGATAGTGAAAGACGCCCGCGCCCAGTATTATGATCAATATAGAAAAACGAGACTTGTTAATCCTAAAACTCTATCCAAGAATGTGGACGAAGAAGAGTTTAAACAGCTACAAGAGGCTTTCTATAAATTGCTCGGTCCGTTGTTTGATTAGAATGTGAGGATAAAATGTTAGATATATTTTTGGCTTTTAGAGATAGGATTTTACAAGACGCCGATCCAACTGATCCTGATTCATTAAAGAATATAGTAGGGGCTAGATTTAACGAGCCCTCCTTTGTCCTTCAGATAAACCCAACCCAAATAGACTTAACTAAAAACCTACCTAAAATTGTTTATTACG